CGGCGAACTCTTTGAAGGTGGTATCCTTGGGGTCGAGATCGACAAACGGGTATGCGGTAAGTAGCTGAAGGGTAGCCTGTTGAACTTCTTCCTTGGTCATCGACGGTGGCAGAAAGCCGAGTCTGAAGGACCCGCCGTTCATGGCGTTTGCGACAAAGCGGGCGCGCATGATTGAGTGACCAGTCCAAAATTTGAACATTTTTGCGACATGTTGGATGTATGTGTGAGTATGTGCAGGGTGAATTGGGATGACCCCGAACACTGTGCCTGCCTGCATATCGGCAGTAACGGAAAACGTCGCGTGGTAGATCCAATCTCGATTGAGGATAAACCCCAACGTATCGTGCGATGCTGTAGCTGCGATCGTACTAGCGGAGTTTAATGCAGAAGGCGCAGTGCCTGGGAGGTTTGGTGATGATGATGACGCCTCTGACGTGCCAAGCACCCCTTGGTCGCCAGGTCCTTCTTGAAAAGCTGTGGCCATTTTGTATCGTTCTTTAACGCTTAGAAAACTTCTATACACACAAGCTATATATCTGAATGCCCATGGGTTAGTAAGATGTTTTGTTTTCTGTGCAGCCACGTCTCAGGGGGCGCTGTTGACACTTGATGTTACCCCTGTATTTTCTCAACGTTGTTATTCCTCGAGCACGGTATATCCCATCATGCCACAAGCTTCTGCCCATCGTGGTGGTTTGAGATCGACGTTAGTACCTGCTGAACTGCTAATGACTTCTCGGACCATAGTGTAATAGGCTTCTTGTCCGTGCAGTGCCATTTCGGGCCACATTGCGTTAATGGCGGTTGCGATGAGTTCTTTATTCATGGCGACCGGCCAAGTCCCTCCACAAGTTGGTACGTGTTGGGGCCCGACTCGGTATGTTTCGCGGTCGCATCGAGTCCATGTGATTGCCTTGGCGATTGAATTGGTGAGCAGAGGTCCCATGTTCCATCCCTGCACTTCATTGAAGCCTCTTTTCAAAAACTCAAGTTCTTCGAGCTTGCAGTAGTCTGGCACAACTCCTCCCTTCTTTGCCGCATCCGTGATGTTGAAGCCCCATTTGAGAGCAGCAACTTTGAACGTGTTGAAGTTGAACCACGGACACGCTTCGGTCACTGTGCAAATGTTGTCGTCGCCATAAACAGCTAGTTCAACGTTCTTTCGGAAGGCTGAGTACGACGCGAATGCTGGATCATTTTCTTTCGCGATGTCAACAAAGCAAAGAGCGTACAAGCACCACATGATGAGCGAGTTTTCTACTGCTGTTCCCGGGTGACCCGACACTTGTGCTTGTTTGAGCTTGTAGACGTTTTTGCCACTGATGACATGAGCGCCCTCAATTGCTGCGTGGAGCTGATGACGCGCACGCTTGTCTCTCTCGATGTTGTCCCTGTCTTGATCACACATCGTGTGGATTTGATCGTAAACGGTGTTGACAGCACGCACCATAGCTGTGGGAACTGAGCTATCGAAGCAAGACACGTCCGAAGCCATGGCGTGAACACCCATTTTCCGTAGCCTCGATGTCATATAATGCCAATCTTTCATAGAAGGAGAAATTCCGACTTTGATCGGCATGACGTCGTACAGCTCGGTAATCCGAAGCATAGCACTTTGGAAGTGCATGCGATAGGCCATGAGGTATTCGAACGGTCCGCTGAAGAACACGCGTGTTTTTGCGGTTTCTGCGTTGTAGATTTTCTTGAGTTTGACAGGTTCGTCTTTGAGGTATGCAACGAAGGGCACGATGTGGGGAATGTCGTTGCGGGCGTCGAAGATGAGTTGATCGATTGCAGCATGTATTTGGATGCCGCTACTTGAGCTTTTGAGGTACCAGAGCTCGGTGTTTTCGTTGAATTCGACGAATGCGTTCTTGGATGTTGCGCCACTTCCCATGATATAAGGAAAGCCGGCAGACCCTGATCGATCAATGGGTCTAGCATTCGGATATTCAGCGTAGGGCGGTGTATTGAGCGCTTCAGTCTTAG